CGCGAGAGTCTGACCCGCAGTGTCCCATTCGCTCGCCTTCGACGCCGCAACTAGATACGTTCAAGTTATACCAATAGGAGCCGTCATCGAATTGGTGGATGACGTTCTCTGGTTCTTCGCGGTTCTCTAAATCTTCTTTGGCGATGTTGTAGGCTGAGTTGATATCGTCTTGGTTTTTAATCAATTCATAGTTGGTAGGCTCGTCATTAAGCCAATCAAACAATTCACTATACTGCGAATACCACGAACGAAACTCTTGCATCATATAGTTTTGCAGCCACTCTTTTACTCTCTCAGCCTTCTCCGATTCCACGCCGGCTTTGCTTAGAGCCTTCACCGCTTTCATAAATGACTTACGCCAAGTGCCGGCGGGCTTGCCCCACGCTGCGCTTACATTCTGGACAACGAAGGCGATCTTTTTGTTCCGGTCGATGGTTTCATCGTCGTACATCTTGCGTTCCTGCGGTCCAATATTGCGGTCGACGCTGTAGGGGGTTATTGTTCGGGCATCAACCTTAGTTGTTCCGTCGCTGTCGTTGGTTATTTGTATCTCATTCCAGAACTCCTCCTCCATGAAGGAGCGCCACCGCTTTTTTAAGACATCGTGGGTATAGCCAGAGGGGAGCGTATAGTCTTTCCACTGGTTGCCAGCGTACATCTTCGCCTTCTCGGGCGCATTTGCCATCGCGTTCTCGATAAAGTCGACGATCTTTTCGGGGAGACCTATATCTCTCAACCCTTCCGTTAAAACTTCTTCTCGAAGATACTTAAACCAACTACCTGTAGAAATATCCATTATTTTCTCCTAACACTATAAATAGTTGTTTTTATCAGTATCTACGCAAAAGCCTCGGTCTTTAATAGCTTCGCTGTGTCTTGCCAACTTTCAACCTCGTAGGCGGCGCCATTTGGATGCTGCTGTAGTGCTATGGCTAGTGAGTGGTCGTTGCCAGGAAAGGGTATTCGATCTCCCACGAAATGAATCTTATTATGCTCAAGTGCTTCCTCTAAATAACGCTCAATAACTTGAGACTTATCATTGCCTATATTAAATATATCAATACTAACAGCGCCACCAATCACAAAATCTAATTTGGGATATTTTTCTTTTAATTCTTCGACTATATGAGCGCGCTCTTGTTCCTCGGCATCATAGGCTGCGTATTCTTTTCGTTGGGAATCAGTCGCGTTTCTTCCGACGACCGAAAAGTTTACCATACCTGTTCGGATTTCATAATGATTTTGTGTCTTGACATCATAGTGAGAATTGTGAACAATCGTATCCAAATCTCGATACAGACCGGGGGGCGCTCTGAATTTATTTTCATACACAATTTGCCACTCGTTGAATCCAGTTGGATTGATGTTTTCGACTTGTCTATAAAATATGTTTCCCATACACGCAAAGACGCCTTCCGTTTGATTTACAATGTCATCTCCTAGTTGGTCTACTATCCTAACAAACGAGCCTCCAGACACAATATAAACTTCTTTATTCCTCATCCATTTTAAAAAGAGGCTTCTGAAGTTATCGTCTATGCATGCCTTAGCGGGGGTGAGGGTGCCATCAACATCAAAAAGATAAATACTGGACATAATTCTATTTCCAAAACAACTGAATGAATACGATCATCATAGACAAAAAGACACACACCATCGTTTTCGTGGTGAACATGCTCTCATTAAGAAACCACCACGTCAAGAAGGGGAAAGTCAAATATGACATTCCAAAACCTAAAAGGCGAGCCGTCCAAGCTGCTTCGGTAGCGTCAACCGCCATGCGTGTGCCATACCAAAAACAAAGACTAGCTGGAATACCATAAATCAAAGCCGCTTGCACCGGCTTGTTTTCCCACCAAGACCAAATATAGTGAGAATAAAGCTGAAACCAAATCAACGTTTGCCCTGCTGCCATTATACTGCATGCCTTAATCAATTCTGAAATTTGCAATTATCACCTCTTTTGCTTGGGTTGGATTTTTTGTTACGGCTCCATACTGATTGATGTATCGTATATTAAAACCATCAAAGAATGAAGGCAGCGCATTGTGTTGATTGTAGACTAAAAGAGTTTTTTTATTAGTTTGATGTAGGAAGTCTTTTAGTTGATTATGATTAACTTTGGTCGTTTCCCATCCCTCGTTCATTCCATGCTCAAAGAGATTATAACCAAAATTTCCTACCGGCATAAGAACATACTCATCGTCTGGTTTTTTGTGTAGGGGCTCAATAAAATTATCCGAGTTAATTAAATTAAGCGTAAAATTTTTAGAGTCTAGATTCTTTAGCCTACTTAGCACGATGGGATTATAATTATCATACGATAGAACCCCTTTGGATTGTTCTCCAGTGCTAGAAAATCGATTTAAAAGAAAAAACATACACGAACGCATGTAGGGATCTTTGTATGTCGGCCAATCTTCCTGTAGATAGTATAGCATATTGGGATCTTTGCGCTCGTACATAAATTCAGCTATCTTGATTATGCGATGAGGATCATGAAATGCACATTTCCAAAATTCGTAGACGACATATTTAGTGGTCAACGCATTGACACTTCTTCCCGCAGCACTTAAGGCGAATTCTAATTGCCCTGAAAAAAATAAAGTTGTATTTACAACGGAGTTGCGGGGAATTTGCTTTTTAATAAAACTAGCACAGCAAAAATTATAAGGATCTTTAATGGGGGATGCCGGCATGTTGGTTTATTTCTCGTTTAGGTGTTCCACTTGTTCTTGAAGAGCGTTCAAATCACGGAAAAGACTATCTTGAGATATTACAACATCCTCTTCATTGTCCACTTGGGTGTCGATGGGGGCGTCATCCTGTGATTTTTGCGCATTATATTCTAGGTAACTACTAACAATATTATTAACATCGGATAGAACGTAGTCCATTGCTGCCAGTCTGCGTCTAAGTAGATCTACTTCTTGTAGAGTATGGGGGGATAAGATCGCGGCGCCGGCGGGTGGTCGACCTTTTAGTGCTCCTATCAATTGTGCGGCATGGTTCTCTACCTTCGATATAAGTCTTTGCACTTCGTCTGGTAACTCTTGAGAATCTATAGAGTACTGAATATTGATTCGATCTGAAAACATTTTTTATCCCTTAATAAGCTTTTTTGAATTCTTTGTGAGACTATCTTCGACAATGGAGGGGGCGCCTACTACAATAATTTCTGTTCCAGTGTGTCCACGGTTGATAGTCAACTTGGTAAACCGATGGTCGGCGCGAAGCTCCTTTGGAAGCGCGCCATCCTCGTTAAGCTGTTGCATCCGCGCTTCTTCGCGAATCATCACGACATGTTCGGGATTAACATATACTTCTCGTAGGGTGTATTGTTGGCTGTTTGTGTAGGAACCCTGAGAACAAACTTCTGTGAGTCTAACTAGTGGCATGTTCGCTCTCCATTGGGTAAACATCTCTTCTTTTAAGTTTCCATTCGTGCCCATTGGCATAAACTTGATAAACACGATTGGTGCCACTCAAATAAACACCAACGGTTGGTCTCTCTGTCATGCGTAATCTCATTCCTTTTTCTGTCTCACACCACAACTCAACGCCTTGTGGAATGTGAATCAAGTCTCCTTGTTGCATCATTTGTCCTCCGTCTGTATGATACCATAGTTGGTTGTAATAAGTGTTCCCGCGCAACTTGCCGCATTCTTTAACGCCGCCTTTGTTACTTTGACAGGATCAATAACACCGCTCTCAATCAAATTGACAATGGAGCCCCTATTAAAGTCCCAACCTTGAACTCCATTCGAATTCAGAACGGTATCTACAACGATATCCGGTGATTCGTCAGCATTTAAAGCCATTTGCTTAATTGGATCTCTGCATGCAGCTTGAATGATGCTTGCGCCGACTCCCTGATCGGGGTGCGAGCCCTCCGTTATGATACAGATTGATTCTGACGCCCTGAGAAGTGCGGTGCCACCGCCGGGAACAAGTCCTTCATCTTGTGCTGACCTGACAGCTTCCAAGGCGTCTTCGATTCTATGTTTCTTTTCGGTCATTTCGACCTCTGTGGAGCCTCCCACTCGGATAATCGCCACACCCGAAAGAAGCCTCACGAGTCGTCCTTGATGGTATTCGCACTCTTGCATAGAGTCGGTTTGTTCGATAAGAGATTTTAAAGATTCAACTCTTCTCTCAATATCCTCATGATTACTGGCGCCTCCTACAAACGTAGTTTGATATTTTGTACTCTCTACAAAGTCAGCGGAACCGAGGTGGCTCATTTGCACATCTTTTAGTTTAATGCCGCTTTCGCGTGAAATAAAAGTGGCACCAGTCGAAAGTGCAATGTCATCTAAAATATGGCGGCGCTCTTCTCCATAGGAGGGCGCTTTTATGCCAGCCACCTTGAGCGTTCCGCGCATGGCATTCATAATCATAGCTGCCAACGCTTGCCCTTCGATTTCTTCAGCGATAATGACTAAGGGTCTGCTCTCTCTGGCACACATCTCCAAGGTTGTGATAATCATCTCAACAGAGCTTATCTTATAGTCTGTCACCAAAATGAGAGGATCGTCATGCTGCATCACAGCCCTGCGTTCATCGGTAACAAATGCGCCGGCGCAGTACCCTGAATTAAACTTAAATCCCTCATTAATATCCAGAGATGTATCTAGTGAACGAGACTCTTCAATAGTAATTGATCCATCTTGACCAACGCGATCCACAGCCATAGCGATAAGTTTTCCGATAGACTTGTCGTTGTTAGCAGAGATGGTTGCGATATGCTCGATGTCATCAAGACTTGTAACTGGCTGCGCCATTGTTGATAGATTGTGTAAAACTTCTTTTGTAGCAAGATTAATTCCTCTCTGTAGTTCGGTAGGAGATATCCCAGAAGCGATAAACCTCTGTGATTCTCGCAAAATAGCGCGAGCTAAAACTGTCGCGGTCGTTGTTCCATCGCCGGCTTCATTATTAGTTTCGATAGCTGCTTGTTTTATAATTTGGGCGGCAGCATTTTCGAAAGGATCGTCCATAGCCACAAAATGAGCAACGGTTACTCCATCCTTTGTGACAAACGGAGTGTGTCCGGCTTCTTGGAGTAGCACATTTCTGCCGCGTGGACCTAGGGTGGATGCCACATTATCTGCCAGCTTGTTAGCACCGGTCATTATTTTCTGTCTAAGAGTTTGTTTGTCGTCATATTTACGACTCATTGATACCTCGCATGTTATCTATATTATAATCACATTCACTATGAATGTCAAATTAATTTAATTATTTTTCGATATTGCTGACCGCTTCATCAGTTGACTTTTGAAGTTTGCCTGCGTCTGTTATTGCAGCTTCTCCGTATTGAGTTCTAGATGTTTGCTCGGTGGGAGCTGCAAGGAAGTAAAGATTGATATTGTTTGTGAAAGAGTTTAACGCACCATAAACCGGCGCAATGGTCTCCATTAGCCTATCTCCGTATGCCATCCACGTCTTTTTGAGTGCATCGTCGCCTAATTGAAGGGTTCCCAGTTCTCGAAAAGATGGGATCTTTTCAGTTTGGGAGCGGGTCAGAATAAACTGTTCCGGCTTTGTATACGCAGGAGTTTTACGCAATGCATCAAGGATGGCTGCGCTGTCTCCCTCGGCGATTGCTGTTTGCACGGCGTTGAAGATTCGGGCGTTACCATAATATTGCTTAACCTTGCCGCTAAACTTTTCATCTGAATATCTAATTTCAAAAGGACCGTAATCTTTAAGGTCTGCCATATTCAACAGCTCTTCAAACTGCTCAGGACCTACAACGCTTCGGTTTCCAATTTTACGACCTAATTTAATAGCAAAAATCTTTTCCCCATACTTCTCAATCGCATTTCTCAACTTTCTATCTGTCAAGCCAGATAAAGTCTTCTTCTGGTATCTAACGAAAGGATAGTAAAATGTTTCTAGGAACGTAGGCAGCGTAATATCAAACTCTGAAAACTCTAAGTTGGTGCCGCTTCTGCGTGCATCCAGATAGGTGACATGATCAATTTCAGCAAAATGCTCCACCATGTTCTTAAACGAGCCGGCCACGCCAGTCGATGGGCCCAAAAGTTTAAGCGAGTAGTGTCTACCTGATAACACAACATCTGTAATGGGCTTTCCTGCTGCTGAAACTGTTTCGCCAGTCGCTGCCTCGATGTCAGAGGGCTCGGTGATTTGTACCGATTTTCCTCCAAAAAGACCAGCGAGGAAGCCTTCAAAAATAAAGCCGCCAGCAGATTCGGTAAATTCCTCTAGAATAGAACTCATGATTTCAACAACCATCATTGTGGTTAAGATTTCTGAGATATCCTCTCCACCTCCCTGACCTTCGATGACTTGATTCATAAGTTGAATCTTTTCGGCGACACTGGTGCCTTCTCCCCCCAAGCGCGCTGTGAAGGATTCGATCACTCCCCGATCTCGGGTGCCGATTTTGCCCCAGTCCTCAGTAATTTTAAGAACTGGCAAGAGATCCCGAATCTCATCTGCGCTTTTTGGCGACGTGGATGTGGTTTTTTCGTTAAGGGTAGGGATCTTATCTCCCAGTGCCACTAGGGTTTCCACAACTTCCATTATTGAATGTATATCAATCTGGTTATCTTTTTTCTGGTATTCTTCTTTTAATATTTTGTTCAACTCGGACATTCAAAAACCTCAAATAATTATATCAGCTATACCTAATTCTACAGCTTCTTCTGCAGATAAATAGACGTTAACTTTACGTTCTAGCATCTTTTTAATATCTTCTTTTGTCATATTTGTTTCAGCCACTAGCGCGTTGATATAATCAGCTTGTAAAATCTGCAGTGCTTCGACCTCATTGAGCAGATTAGGAAGAGAGCCGTGGCTACCAGCCATAGCCGAATGAATCATCACTCTGCAGTATCTTCCTATTTTGCGCTTGCCCTTAGTGCCGGCAGCCAACAACAGTACTCCGGCAGACATTACTTTTCCAACGCCGATGGTGTGAATCTCGCTTTCAATCTGCCGCATAACATCATAAAGCGCAAACATATCATCCGCTGATCCGCCGTAGGTAGATAAGTAAAACTCAATGGGTTTCCAATTTTCAGAATCTTCTTGTAGTTTGTTTACCTCGTCCATATAAAGCAGCCCTTGTACCAGTTCGGCTACCTTTTCCTCCCCTACGTCTGTGAAGAGCCCTAGAATGCGCATGTCTGGTTCCGATTCCATTATCTGGGAGGCGCCAGTGTCGACGAGGACCACTTTACTCGGGGTTTGTGGAATGTCTGATCCTTCTATTAGGCTATTGACTTTTTCTTTTATTTTGTTAATCATTTTCGTGTCTCCAAAAGCTAAACACAGCGGCACGATGCTGCTGAAGAAATTGCATCGCTGAATCCCAATCTTCAAAGTCAATGCGTTCCTTGAAGAAAGCTGGGTGTAATTCTTTAAAAGAATTTATCGACTGCTCTTTAATATGCTTAACGTCTTTATCAAAATTATATTCAAATGTACTAATTTGGCTAGCATTACGATCGGTCCGCAACATATATTCGAGCATCAGTTCACGCGATTGGGCTAAATACTCTATCGCCTTCATTGTCGAAGATAGATAGATTACTTGAGATGCTCGCTGCAACATGATGCTCATCCTCATGGAGCGAAAAAAGTAAAATGTTCTACAAGTAAGGTATCCAAAAATAAAAGTTAATAAACCAAATAACCAGTATTCCATCTCATCTCCGCAAACAAATAATGGTCACACAGGTGACCATTATATTATAACTCTATTGTGTGTAAAAGTCAAGACTATTTTGATGTAAGTCTCTTAAGAATTCTTTCTGCTAGTTCGTCGGAAAGAGTTTGTTTCTTTTGATTTGCAGCAAGGCGCTCGACAACACGTCTAGCGACTTCGGCTACAATCTTCTCCTCTTGATACATACGTCCGCCGGGGAGAACTTCTTCCTCTTCTTCCTCGGCGCCGACCTCAAGACCATCTGGACCAGCTTCAACATCTACGTCCATGGCAACTTCCTCTTCTCCACCTAGTCCATCATCAGGGAGAGGCTCCTCTAAGTCTTCACCCCCTTCTCCGCCTTCTACATCAACTCGGTCTTCGATTCCCCAAGCTGCGGCGAGAGCTTCAACTCCCTGTGCTAGCATGTCTTCCAACTCTGCGTCCAGACCACCTGCTTCGGCTCCTAGATCATCCTCTGCATCAAGTTCGTCGCCCATTTCCAGAGCATCTAATTCAGAACCCTCTTCATCTGCAACGTGATCCTCTGCACCAAGCTCGTCCTCGGTTGCTTCAAGCTCATCTTCTAGATGATCCTCTTCGCCTCTCTCGTCAATCGCGCCAATTTCATGCAATCGCGTATCATTAACCGCGTTCAATTTTGCCAATTTTAAAAATCTGCGGATTTCCGTTTCTGTTAATAGTGCTTTACGAGCCATTGTGTTCTCTCCTCAAAGTGGTAAACTCACCTATAAATAGTTAGTGTTTTCCTTAACTTCCAATATTCAGTTAAAATTTATTATTCTGTCAGCAGGCTGTTCTTTTTCATTTTTCTCAGAGCCTCGGTTTCTATCTGCTTGACGCGCGCAAATGAGACCCCTATTCTATCACCAATTTGGCGCAATGTCATTGGTCCATTTTCAAAAATCGCAATCAAAGAGCAATTTTTTTCGTCTGGGAAATCGATCCACAATCGGCAGGATGTATCTTTACAATCTTTATTGTTTTTCATGCACTCCATAGAGCACTTACGCAATCCATTCCCTCTCATAAGTCAGGATGCTCCTTTTCGATAAGATCAAAGATATTATCTATTTCGCCCTCGTTTAGTCCCAAATCATTAATAGTCTTTTTTCCTTCTTTGAGTAGTTTTTTAGACTTAGATTTGCGCTTCTCTGAATGTTTGCTGTTTTCCAATACGAAGCTATAGATGCGCTCGTCGCCATTCAAGTATCCGCTTATTAGGGAGCGAAAAAATTCTGACTGACGAAGTCCGTCGTGCTTCAGCCGCACAATAAACTGAGCATGTCGGTGATCCGTATCAGTGAAGACTATCCTTTTCGTATTTCCAAGGGTGGCGCCGCGTTCTTCGTCCACTTACCACCTCCGGTTTAATATGTGGGTGTGACTCTCTGATAATCCGGAAGTGCTTTGATTCACGAAGCGCGCCTTCGCTTGAAGTTCCATAATAGTTCTCGCACCGGAGTAGGATAATCCAGAACGAATGCCTCTTTCCAAATCTTCTATGATGTCCTTAACGCTTCCGCGATATGGGACTCGGGTAGCAACACCCTCTAGAGAGGCATAGTCTCCGCGCCATTCAACTTGGGCTTCTTTACTAGCCATGCCACGATACATTTTCCATTTATGACCGTCATTATCTTGCATGACGCTTCCGGGAGTTTCAGCAGTTCCCGACAGCAGAGAACCAACCATAACAGCATCGGCGCCCGCAGCTAGAGCTTTTACCATGTCTCCGGAATTTTTAATACCGCCGTCGGCAATAATGGCGACGTCTCTGTCGGTTTGTGCGCAATCCATAATGGTTTGGAGTCCCGGCATGCCATGTCCTGTTTGAATTCTTGTGGAACAAATGGAGCCGCCACCGATGTTACATCTTACTGAGTTAGCTCCCCAATCGGCAAGATCATTTATACCCTCTAGGGTGGCTACATTTCCTGCCATAATATGGAAATCAGATCCCACAATTGTACGTAATTTAGCTAAAGCATCTTTCATTAAGATATGATGACCGTGCGCTACATCAACACAGATAAAATCAACCCCTAACGCACTCAACACAGAGGCTCTATTGATGAAATCACCCGAGATCCCTATAGCCGCTCCCACGACCCCTTCTCCGTCTGCCTCTTCAAGAGCTGTTCCTACCATTCTCGCTTGCTGTTCGATGGTATTATAACGATGCACAACTGCAGCGCCACCACCCAATGCCATCTTAGTGGCCATGGCAGTTTCAGAAATAGTATCCATTGGTGAAGCAAGGATAGGAAGCTTAAGATTTAGATTTTTCCCCAAACGCGTTTCAAGATCAATTTCGCTACGAGATCGTATATCGGAATACTGAGGCGCCAACAATACGTCATCATATGACAATGCTGTAGAATTGTTTATCATTTCTCTTTCTCGATAAAATTTTTAATCTCGCTGCTGCGATACCAAGTTGCTTTGCTGGGGTTGTCGGGATCGGGCATTATGCTCACTCGGGATTTTTTGATGCCCGGACGTGCTTGGATTACAGAAATAGTAGGTACCCCATCAAACTTCAGTCTCTTCTCGATAGAGGGATAATCATCTACATTAAAAGCAAAGAAGTGAAGATCTGAATAATTGTCATCATTTGCAATGGCTGCATAATACTCTTGCAGTGCGTGGCAAAGGTGGCATCCGTTCGAGTAAAACTTAACTACGCATGTCGCATTTTCGTTTACCTCTCCTTTTAATATTTTTTCAAGTGCCGGTAGGCTGAGTCTTGGAATGCTCATTTATTGTCTCCTGTGTTTTTTGTATACAATGAGGGCAAAAGAGCCTCACTGTTTCTTGGCGCACCACAACAGACCAAGATTGTATCATTGATTTATCTTGTTTGTCAAATGGCGCATCACATGTCATGCAGTGGTCGGGCAATTGGTTAAATTGGGCGACTTTGCTAGCCAGCTCGGTGGCAGACTTTTGGCTAGTCGCCTTAGCCAAGGCTCGGCGCTGCTTACGATTCATCTTCTTCCTGATCGGGTGTTCGGAATTTCTGAGAGCGCGCAAAAGATGGCGAATTAGTTTCATCAACCGCGGTTGATTCCGGAAGGTCTTGTTCCTCTTCTTCGGCTTCAACGACTGTTGGTGTTGTATCTTCCAGTAGTGATTCCAGCAAATGAGGTCTGTACTGTTGCAGCGTGACCATTGCATTCTCAAACTGTGCCAACTTAACCACATGTTGGGCTAGCCTGTCGGTGTCTTGCTCCTTCAGTGGTCCTTTAATAATGTCTTTCATTATTCCATATTGTTCCAGCGCTCTGCTACGTAGCAGCAAGATTGCTGATTCTATGATATCTTTAGCCATGTCTATTCTCCTTATCTATTAATAGCTCCAAAAATTTGCCTCTGATTGCAGCCGTCAAAAACAACGACCGCGGATGGGAATGGTGCACTATTTTCACTGTCACCAAACTTGAGCCTGCCTTTAACGAAGTGGACCTCATCTGCTCTCATGACATATTGATGCCAATATTTGGTGTCTGTGCGTGCGGGGATAAGCATTACGACTTTTGTGTCTTCTTTGCGGGACTCCTCGTAAGACTTTTTAATCCACTTGTCGATTCCTCTCCCGTAGGGAGGATTGACAAATACAACATGCCCTTCCCAGTCCTTGGTGAGCCCATCTTCGGCTTCTGTAAAGAAGTTGGCGCACTTGGTATTCACGGGATCGGCACAAGGATCAAGATCAAAAGGTCCAAATCTCCAATCTAGCTTTTGAAAAAACTCCATCGGAGTTGCCCACTCGCCTGTCTTGGACGAGAACATAACTAGTTGGGTGCTTTTATCCATTGCGTCCTACCTCCATTGCATCGCGGACTGCTTCGATCTCATAACGAAAATCTCCTGTGGTCAGCATAATACACGGTATCTTACCTTCCTTGCGCCATTGTGCGACAGTGTCCACAGTGCAACTGTAAAAACGAGCTACTTCACCCGGCGTCCATAGTTGCATGTCCTTCTTGGTTCGTTTATTCACTTTCCCCTCCGCTCAGAAGATTGAAGTTTTCCACAACTTCATCAATGTTTACTTTACCTTTAAAAAGCCGATATGCCTTTACAGCGGCGCGGATCTCATCAGTATTGAGCCACCCATTGTTACGAAACTCTGCGCGCAGTTCTCGCTTTTGTTCTTGATATGGTTCGATGCAGTCTTCGATTGCTGCTAGAGAGCGGATATACTCTTTAACGTATTGTTGTTTTTGTTCATTTGTAGTTGCCATTTTCCCTCCGGTGTTGTGGCGTTTAGTTCTCTAATAATATAGCATCATCTGAACTAACTGTCAAGATAATATTATAAACGAATGGCGAAAAGTTGGGCGATAAATCTTTTTACTAGTGCGTCCTTTTGTTCTTCAGAATCGCATTCGGAAAACAAATAGTTATAAGTATTTCTCTCTTCACGAATTAGATAATTGATTCTTTCCGCCTCTTTTTTCATCCATCTGATTTGTTGCTTATAGTTTCGAGACTGTGTGACTCGAAACCTCTCTGCTAGATCCAATAAAACAAAATATCTTCGTTCATCGAGAGCTGTTTTTGCTTCCTTAAAGAGAGTTAAGTTTTCCATACCCTGCTCAATTGTAACTTGGTGGCTTATTTTATCAGGATGCAACTTCATAGCTAATTTTTTAAAAAGTTTTTTGAAAGATTCATAAATCTCAACATCATCTTTCAATTCGCTGTATTCGTCCTCGGGGTCCGACTGTTCCACATATGGCACCAATGATCCTGTCGTTGCGCTTTCTAAATTTGAAAAATCTGCGGTCGGGATTTTTGGTAGCTTAGACTCATATAATTTTTCTATTCGTTCTGCGTGTTGTTCGTTTAGTTGCGTGATATCTAGTCCGTTTTGGGCAGCAAATTTCAAATAATGCTCATGAAATTCTATAGCACTTTCTTTGTTTATTTCTTCTATTAAAGATTTTTCATTGTGCAAGAAACGAATTTCATTAACCATTCTTTTCCATCTGATTTTTTCAGAAACCGCCATGATCGAACCTCCTCATTTAATTAGAGGCGCATATCATTTAAATTCAAAATCCACCGTGGCATTTATATTTAATTCGGGTACCCGTGCGTGGTTGGCCAATTTGTGCTTCATGGCTTCATCAGCATCCAAAAACCAATCGGCATGACCCTTCTCATGAATGATGTCCAAAAAATAATTCTTACGCTGCCCACAATTTTGAGCCATCATCTGGTATACTTTCTTGTTAAGGCGCGTAGTCTCTTCGGCAGATGCCTTAATTTCCTCAACCTTGCCCCAACTCATCGAACTCACATCATGTATCATAAGTGTAGCGTCCGGATCAACATATCTATGTCCTTCGGCTCCAAAGCTAAATAGAAGAGCACCACATGACATAGCCTTACCTTGCACAATCGTAGCTACTGGAATTTTAGAATGTTTGATGTCGGATATCATAGACATTAAACTGTACACCTGTCCTCCATAGCTATCGATAATAACTGGCACAATGGGCTGCCCTGTGTTTTGAGCCTTCATCATAAGGGTTGAAAATTCTTTTGCTGCGGCTTCTGTGAAAGAGCGCACTCGAATGATGACCGGCAAATCATCAATAAGCTTTGGCTCTTTTAATAGTGGGCTGTAATTTTTAAATACATTCATGTTTTATCCTAGTTGTCTAAAAGTTTTTCCAATTGCATAAGTACTGAATCCCCAATTAGGATCGTACTTCAAGTTTGCCATATAAGGACGATTAAGATGGATGCGATCCTTCTCAGGCTTGACACCCCAGCATCTAATCCGCGTCAATTCATTATTGGAATCTATCACTTCTACGATCCAATAATCTTTACCGTTCTTGGTTTTCTTGGGGATAATTTTTCTTGGAATAAACCAACACAATTGAAGTGCTGTGTCGTATTCCGAAATGGGTGGAACAAATTTATCTTGTAATTTTTGTATTGTTTCGGGAGTGATGACCAAGTTCATGGGAAAAATACCAGTGAGATCGGTCTTAAACTGAATGATCTCCTCTTCGGTAAAATCTCCTTCCGGTCGATATAACTCCAAATTTTCAGAAAATTTCTTCAGATTCTTGGGTCGCTCAACTACACAAGTAGACCAAAAATGCTTACGACCAGTAAATCTATCATCAACGATATTGTCCAAGGCACCCCCTCGACAAAGAGCATCCAGCGCCTTCTTGTTGAGTTTGCTGTAGGAGACGCCCTCTCGAAATAGAAGATCTTCTGCGTTCATAAATGGTCGGTTCTCCAACACCTGCTCAATTGCAGCCATTCCTAGTCCCTTGATAGAGGTAAGGGGCTGAATCAGAGTTTTACCATCCTCACTAATCTCCCATACGGTGCCAGACTTATTAACATCTAATGGCGCGATATCAAACCCATATTGCTTGGCAATATTAATCGCCTTCTCCTTACGACTCTCAGGCTCCTTGTCCAAGAACGCAGCCATCCACTCTGCGGGATAGTAGTTCCACAGCCACGCGCACTGAAACGAAATGATCGAGTAGCTAACAGCGTGAGACTTGTTGAATCCGTAGCCTGAGAAGTATTCGAACTTATCCCAGAGTGCTTGTGCTTCGTCTCTCCCGATGCCGTTCTCACCGCAGCCGGTGATGAACTTGTCGTGCAGCTTGCCCTTCACGGAGCCTTTGCCCGTTCCCTTCTTGGTCAGCACCTTGCGAAGCATGTTGCCTTCGTCGAGAGTGAGACCACCGAGCTTGTGAGCAAGCAACGCAATCTGCTCTTGAAAGATAAGGAACCCAAAAGTCTCTTGCGTGATGTCATGTGCATCGTCGTTTAGGTACTTGATATAGTGTGGGTTCTCCTTGGCTTCCACATACTCATCGTGCACGTTTGCCGCTAATGGACCGGGTCGATAGATCGAAGTAATAGCAGATACATCAATAATATTTTGTGGCTTTGCTCTTACACAGAATTTTTGTGCGCCTGATTCAGTAAACTGGAAGACGCCAGCCCACTTGCCAGTGTGAAAAATATTTTCATACACCTCTTGATCATTTAAGTCAACAATATCAGGATGTAGATTTTTATTATAATAGTCCCTAATCTGGGTAAACGTTGGCTCTTCGACACCATGATGGCGCTTCAGGATATGATAGATCGCACCCTCCATCATCTTGAGCGTAGAGAGCCCAAGCAAATCGAACTTAATGAATCCCATTGGCTCAAGGTGTCGGACGTTCTGTCCTTCTGCCCATGGAGCCTGACGAACACCGCCTGAGTTAATCAGGGGCATACTCTTGTCTAGGTCCTCTGCGATAACTACACCGCCTGCATGTCGGGAGCATGAGCGTACCTGACCAACCAAGCCTTCAACGTGTGTCTTGACCGCTGGGTGTTTCGATAAATATGCCTGCAAGGAGGGGGAAAATTCCATGACCTCCTCCCAAGTGGGGGAATACACGCCGGATTTAATCCCGTGTTTTCTCTTGGCTTCCGGGAGCGCTTCCCTCATCATAATAGAAGTGACTGTGTTCACTTCTGTAAATTCAATATTATATAACTTGGAAATATCTTTAATCAAAGATTTAAGCTGGAGCGTGTTCCAGTTTGAAATCGGAGCAACGCAGTCCGCTCCCCACATCTCGACAAGCTTCTCTTTCAGAGCCATGCTATCAGACACATCGTAATCAATATCCGGATAGTCTGTTGCGTCTGAACGCAAAAAGCGAGAGAACAGGAGTCCGTGCTTAATCGGATCAACCTGTGTTATTCCTAGGGCATATGCTACCAAAGAGCCAGCCGCAGAGCCTCGACCGGGTCCCGACAACATCATAGTATCAGCCACATCAACTATAGATTTCATCGTCAAAAAGTATTTTGAAAATCCTCTTTCATCAATGACGTGTAATTCGTTTCGAAGCCTCTCTGTATATTCCTTGTTGGTGTGTAGTTGTTTATCCTTGAGTCCTTCGAGTGCATAATTAACCAAGGCTTGGGTGGCTGTAAATCCAGCCGGCACAACGAATTCGGGGAGGCGAACTGTATTGTCGGGCAGGAACGACTCGATGCGCTCGAAAGCGATCCTGTGAGATTCCTCAATACTTTTCAAGACTACATCGTCGTCATACTCAAACCCCGTAGACTGTG